GATTGATGCTGGATGGGTTGGCGTTACAACCTACATGGCACAGGGTGTTCTGAGAGTTAAGAGAGAGACACTGGTAGCAGCATCTGGTATTACCACAGGTGGTATTGCTTATCCCACTGACGTATGATTTAAATGATTTTTAGTGAATTGAATGAGGAGAACTTTCTCCTATTTGCCATCAAGAATTATGAAAATCCGTCAGCATTGACAAAGGAGGATTTTGAGAAAGACTTAAATCACTTTAAGTATATCAAAAGACTCCTTAAGAGGTATACGAGTGGTGGTGAATTAAAGGTTCATCTTTTAATAAACCATTTTATTATCCTGTATAATATTTTTGGTGATGCCACCACTCCAATGTTATTTTTCAAAATAGACTCAAGTATGTGGTCTGTGATGAAAACATTCATTGTCTTTCTAGATAAACTTCCAGATTATCCAAAGTGCTATATTCATGATATTGAAATGGATAAAAAGTGCACAGAAGAACTGGAGAAAATTTCCAATGGATAAGGACAAGATAGATAGAGTTATTGATGCATTCAGAAGCGCAATGTATCAAGAGTTCAGTGTGAATGAAGAGGGAATGGTTGCTAACCCTCCTGGTGGTTCAGGTGGGTTTAGTGGCTCTTCTAATCCTGCTGGTCCAACAGCTGGTTATGACAAACCAATGAAGATTGATGGCAGAAAAAAGGATGTCAAAAAATATATTGACAAGTTGATGAAGAATAGAGAGAAGAGAGAAAGTAAGAAAAGGATGAAGACAGCATTACAGTTCAATCCTTATTTTAAACTCCAAGATGGAAGACGTTAGGGTTGCACTTCTAGAACAAAAAGTAGAAGACTTGAAACCTATAATACTTAAAATAGACTTTGCTATTGAAAAGTTATCTGAAGTAAATACTACTGTGAGTAGAATGCTTGCAGTTCATGAAGAGCGCATATCAAAACAAGAAGAAGTTGACAACATATTATTTGCTAAAATTGACAAACTCCGTGATAAAGTGGACATCAATAATGACAGTCTGTTTGAAAGAGTTCGAGAACTAGAGAAAAGAGTTTGGATGGCAATAGGTGCCCTAACTTTACTCACTATCCTGTCAAGAGTTCCTACGATGCTTGAAATCTTGACACCGCAGAAGCAAAGTTCTATAATACAGCAGAGAAACTTCAAGGTTTAATTATGGATTTTGTTGATGTAAAGTACATCAATTTGATTTCTTCAAGGCTCTCAAAGTTTAAAAAAGTAAAGAGCAATCTTTATAACTTTCGTTGCCCTATTTGTGGAGATTCTCAAAAAAACAAGAATAAGGCAAGAGGTTATCTTTATCAGATAAAGAATAATACAAATTTTAAGTGCCACAACTGTGGTTTGAATACTTCTTTCAATAATTTCTTGAAGTCAATTGATATAGAGGTCCACAAGCAGTATGCCTTTGAGAAATTCAAAGAGGGTCATACTGGAAAGAACTTTGTGACAAGTGCTCCTGAGAAAGCAGAAGAACTGTCAAAGCAGGCAAAACCTGTCTTTAAGAAGGTAGTGACAATTGACCTACCAAATGCTTTTGATGTGCCACAAGCAAAAAAATATCTATATGATAGAGCTATCTTTGATGGCAAGTTTTACTATGCTAAAAATTTCAAAGAATTTGTAAACAGTATTAAACCGAACACTTTTGAGAATACAAAATATGGAGAGCAAAGGATTGTAATTCCTCTTGTTAGGGATGGAAAACTTATTGGGGTTCAGGGCAGAGCACTATCTACAAACCCTATTAAATACTTAACCATTATGCTTGATGAAAATGCTCCAAAAATCTACGGACTTGATAACATCAGAACAGATGCTCCAGTCTATGTTACAGAAGGACCTTTCGACAGCACATTCATTTCAAATTCGATTGCTATGTGCGGAGCTGATGCTAATATTGGTGACTGGGGGATTAGCAATCCTATTTGGGTCTATGACAATGAACCAAGAAATTCAGAGATTGTCAGGAGGATTGAATCAGCAATCGCTTCTAAACAGTCAGTAGTTATATGGCCAAATGATATTAAAGAAAAGGACATCAACGACATGGTTTTAGCTGGACACAAAGTTCAGGACATCGTACAATCTAATGTTTATAGTGGCTTAGAAGCAAAACTTAAATTCACAACCTGGAAGAAAATATGAGCAACGGCACAAAAGTTAAAAAAAGAGATGGAAGAATTGAGTCTCTTGACCTAGATAAGATGCACAAGATGGTTGATGAGGCAACCAAAGGTCTCTCTGGTGTTTCTGCTTCTCAGGTAGAGATGCAATCTGGAATTCAGTTCTATGATGGTATTACCACTGATGAGATTCAAGAGATTCTGGTTAGAAGTGCTAGTGACTTGATTGACTTGGATCATCCAAACTATCAGTTTGTTGCTGCCAGACTTCTTCTGTTTAGTCTGCGTAAGCAAGTCTTTGAAAATAAGAATGGTGCTGCACCAACTTTGAGTGATCACATCACCAAACTTGCTTATCAAGGTTTGTATGATAAAGACATCTTTCTCAAATATTCTCAAGAAGAGATCGATAAGGTTGGGACATTCATTGATCATGATCGTGACATGCTTTTCACCTATGCTGGTCTTCGCCAGGTAGTTGACAAGTATCTTGTTCAGGACAGAACTGGTGGGAAAGTGTATGAGACACCCCAGTTCATGTATATGATGATTTCTCTTGTCATTTTCCAAAACTATCCAAAAGAAACCAGGTTGGATTATGTCAGACGGTACTACAACGCAATCAGCAAGCACAAGATCAACATCCCAACGCCAATCATGGCAGGTGTCAGAACCCCCCTTCGTCAGTTTGCAAGTTGCGTTCTGGTTGATTCTGATGACACCCTCGATAGTATCTTTAGTTCTGATATGGCTATTGGCAGGTATGTCGCTCAACGTGCAGGCATCGGTATTAACGCAGGTAGAATCCGTGGCATCAACTCTAAGATCAGAGGCGGAGAAGTTCAACACACAGGCGTTGTTCCTTTCCTTAAAAAGTTTGAATCAACTGTACGTTGCTGCACACAAAATGGAATCCGCGGTGGATCAGCTACTGTCCACTTTCCAATCTGGCACCAAGAAATAGAGGATATCATTGTACTCAAAAACAATAAAGGGACAGAAGATAATCGTGTACGAAAGTTGGACTACAGTATCCAACTTAGCAAAATCTTCTATGAAAGATTCATCAAGAATGGAGATATCACTCTCTTCTCTCCTCATGATGTTCCAGACTTGTATGATGCTTTTGGAACTGATAGGTTTGATGAACTATATGTGGGTTATGAGAATGATCCGTCCATCCCTAAGAAGACCTTGAAGGCACAGGAACTAATCCTAGACATTCTGAAAGAGAGATCTGAAACAGGTCGTTTGTATCTGATGAATATTGACCACTGCAACTCTCACTCTTCCTTCAAGGATAAGGTGAACATGAGCAACCTCTGCCAAGAGATTACCCTTCCCACTTATCCCATCAATCATATTGATGATGAAATGGGTGAGATTGCTCTCTGCATTCTGTCTGCTGTCAATGTTGGAAAGATCAAGTCTGATGAAGAACTTGAAGATCTTTGTGATCTTTCAGTCAGAGGACTGGAAGAACTCATTGACTACCAGGAATACCCTGTAAGGGCAGCAGAGATTGCTACAAAGGCACGTAGATCACTTGGAGTAGGTTTTATTGGTCTTGCTCACTATTTGGCAAAACTTGGATATGCTTATGATTCTCAAGAAGCATGGGATGCTGTTCATGGACTCTCTGAGTCATTCCAATACTATCTTCTGAAGGCATCTAATCAACTTGCAAAAGAGAAAGGTCATTGTGAATACTTTGGTCGTACCAAGTATGCAGATGGTATTCTCCCTATTGATACATACAAAAAAGATGTAGATGAAATTTCATCAATTAAACTGGAGCATGATTGGGAAACTCTTCGAGGATCTATCACAACCCACGGTCTCAGACACAGCACTTTGTCCGCACAAATGCCTTCTGAGAGCAGTTCCGTTGTGTCAAATGCCACAAACGGAATCGAACCACCTAGAGACTACTTGTCCATTAAAAAAAGCAAGAAGGGACCCCTTAAACAGATTGTTCCTCAGTATAACTCCCTTAAGAATAATTACACTCTCCTTTGGGATATGCCTAATAATAGGGGTTATATCAACGTTGTTGCAGTCATGCAGAAGTTCTTTGACCAGGCAATCAGTGGAAACTGGTCCTACAATCCAGAGAACTACCCAGACAATGAAGTTCCAGTCTCAGTGATGGCACAGGACTTCTTGACCACTTATAAGTATGGTTGGAAGACTTCTTATTATCAGAATACTCATGATATGAAGAGTGATGAAATTGAAGAAAAGTCTGACCTTCAAAATCTCCTAAATGATATTATGGAGTCTGAAGAAGACGATTGTGAAAGTTGCAAAATCTAAGAGGACTATATGCAATACGATTTTAAAATCACTGAAAATGATCCCTCTGTAAGGGGGATGACTGTTTTCAATACTGAGCAGGTTAATACTAAAAAGCAGCCAATGTTTTTTGGTAAACCTCTAGGAGTTCAAAGATATGATTCATACAAGTATCCTATCTTTGAAAAACTTACTACACAACAACTTGGATACTTCTGGAGACCAGAAGAAGTTTCTCTCCAAAAAGATAGGAGTGATTACCACACTCTGCGTCCTGAACAAAAGCACATCTATACTTCTAACTTGAAGTATCAGATCATGCTAGATTCTGTGCAGGGTCGTGGTCCTGGCATGGCATTCATTCCATACTGCTCTCTTCCTGAGTTGGAAGCCTGTATGGAAGTTTGGGGTTTTATGGAAATGATTCATAGTCGTTCATATACCTATATCATCAAAAACGTTTATTCTGATCCCTCTGAGGTTTTTGATAAGATTGTCACTGACAACAGGATTCTAGAGCGTGCTAGCAGTGTCACAGAAGCATATGATGACTTTATTCAGTCAGCACAAACATATGGTAATGGTTCTGGTTGGATTCACCAACTGGAAGGAGTCCCAACAGCACAGGAAGAACTCAAAGATGTCAAAAGAAAACTCTTCAGAGCAGTTGCTAATGTTAACATACTTGAAGGTATTAGGTTCTACGTTAGTTTTGCTTGTTCTTTCGCCTTTGGTGAGCTTAAACTCATGGAAGGATCCTCAAAAATTATCTCATTGATTGCTAGAGATGAGAACCAGCATCTTGCCATCACCCAGAATATTTTGAATAAGTGGAGAGATGGTGATGATCCTGATATGAGGCAGATTGCTAAAGAGGAGGAAGAGTGGGTGTATGCAATGTTTGATAGAGCAGTCAATGAAGAAAAACGTTGGGCAGAGTATCTGTTCAAGGATGGTTCAATGATTGGTCTGAATGATGCTCTTCTCAAGAAGTATGTTGAGTGGATTGCTAATCGCAGGATGAAGGCTATTGGTTTGAAACCTGTTTATGATATTGCAGCAAAGAACAATCCTCTGCCCTGGACACAGCACTGGATCTCCTCTAAGGGTCTCCAGGTTGCCCCTCAAGAGACAGAGGTAGAATCCTATGTAATTGGTGGGATTAAGCAAGATGTTAAGGCAGACTCTTTCTCTGGGTTCCAACTCTAAATATAAGAAAGAGAAAAACTGATGCTTTCTACACAATATCGCCTAAGGCTAGAGTTTATCTGTCAGCGTATTGTAAATGGAGAAGAGGTAAAGTTAGAGGACATGATCTGGGCAGACAAACTTGCTAAGGCAAATGGTTCTGCCCGTGAGATGTTAAGAAAGGCAAGAAGGACAGCACTGAATCCTGATATTCAAGAGGGTAGTCTGGATGACTTTATGAACAAAATGAACTTGGGTGATCCAGACCCCTCTAACTTTAAATCAGGATTTCAGAGTGCTGATGAGATTGTAGATTGGTTCAAGCAAGATAAATCTGATGACTGGAGGCAACGTGACTGAAACAGCAGTAGTTTATTCTAATGGTAGTCAAGAGTGTGAGCGTATTGGTATGCTTCTAAAAGCACTGGGTGGTGAGTATCATGAGTATCTACTAGGTGTAGATTTTAGTGATAGGCAATTTCGTGCTGAATTTGGTTCTGAAGCAACCTACCCTCAAATTGCATATGGAAGTTTGCATCTAGGCAGTATGAAAGAAGCATTACAATATATGTGTAAAGAGGGATTATTTGACCAAAACTAAATAATGGAGGTTGCATCATGAGTATGTGGAAGAAAGTAAAGACCAAAGTCAAGAATATCCTATCTACCCCAATCCCTGGACCTATTGTGGCAGGGTGTTTGACGGGAGCCTTATTGGGGACAACTACGGCTTTGTTTACCTTATTACCTGTAAGGTCACCAAGAGAAAATATATCGGTAGAAAGTATTTCTGGCAAAAACGAAAGCCTAGATCTACAGGTCAAACTAAAAAGCGGAGAAGAGTTACGTCTGAAAGTAACTGGCGTGACTACTATGGATCTTGTCCAGAGCTTAAAGATGATGTTAAGAAGTATGGACGAGAATCTTTTACTAGGGAGATCCTTTCCCTCCACAAAACTATAGGCAAGTGTAATTTTGAGGAGACTCGTCAGCTCTTCTTAAATAACGTCCTAACAGAAAGCTTGACAGACGGGACGCCTGCCTACTATAATAGCAATATTCTTGGCAGATATTACAGAAAAGATTATTTTGAGTCACCCACAGAAAATTGTGAGGTGGATGTAGAGTTTAACTGAATTAATGTTTAAAAAATTATTTCCTATTTTATTAGCATCTTCTACCACTGCTGCTTGTGCTTATCCAAGTATCAATAAAATTGATAATCCTCCCGAGGTTGATGTATCAGTCAATGTGGAGAAGGCGGTGTCGATTGAAGTTGTAGAAAAGGAATGGACTTGTCCTGGATGCAATCCCAATGAACAGTTTGTTTTGAAGGAGATCCAGAAAAATACAAAGATTCGTGATAAGAATGCCCTTGCTACAATCATGGGAAATATCAAATCAGAATCAAACTTCTATCCAAACATTTGTGAGGGTGGAGCACGAGTTCCTTACAATCAATGCCATCGTGGTGGTTATGGATTGATTCAGTGGACCACTACAGCTAGATACAATGGACTTGGTAAGTTCTGCAGAAAGTATGACTGTGACCCATCTTCTCTTGAAGGTCAGGTTCGTTACATGATTAATGAGAATCAATTCCAAAGACTGTTACCAGAATTTGAAGGGCATGGATTCACAGTTGACCAAT